TGCCTAACTCTTGAAAAGAGTCTTCGTTCTTCTCTTCATAGACGATATCAACTTTGATTTTCATAATGTCTTATGAGTGTATGCGTGAACTTTACGACTTTCATTTTGCGCTCTGTAAGGTTTTATGATTAACCAACGACCACCGATAGGCTTAGGTGATGCACCTCGTTCGATGTGCCAACCTTTTGAGCCATCTCCGTACTCTTCTTTGTACGCCGAAGTACGAATCATTAAGATATCACGAAGAGCAACGGTGTCTTTGTCTGTCAAGTATTCTACGCTGTATGTCATCTCATAGTCTTCGTGAACATGACTCATCCAAATTGCGTCAGCGTTCTCAACATTCACACTCATACGATTGTGCTGTATTGTGCCACGAGTAACCGCACCACCGCCACCGAATCCGTGCATATACTTAATCTTATACGATGCGCTTGCATCTGTTGGTGAGTTGCGAAAAGAATAACGAATCCAACCACCATATCCACCGACTTTGATATCTGATTTGCATTTGTAATTAAGAAGAGTCACAAAGCGCTCAATGATGTCTGTTTCTTGACGCTTTAAGATATTGGTCTCGTGGTTGCCATAACCTATAAATTTGATGAGATGAGCGTAAGGCGTAAACCACTCAACAGCCGTCTCTATAATAGCGTCAAAGTAATTTGCTACATTGTGTTCAACTCGTATGTCACCTTTGCTTTTGCGTGGGTCGTAGGCTCCTTGCATCAAACAGAACAAATCGCCGTTTATTAGAACATCATGCTCACCTTTAAGTGCTTCTTCAAGATGTTTCTTGAGTAAGTCTCTATCGCATTTTGGATTATCCCAATGCAAATCAGAAATAAGTAGCACTTTCGTCTCTTGAAACTTCTTCTCAATCTTTATGACATTGTTTATTTTCATATGTAAAGTCCAAAAATTACTAGCAAGAAAGACAACGATACAAGACGCCATGTCTTTACTCTTGATTTAAGCGCATTCTCACGCTCTCTAAGCGCATCAATTTGTTTTTGAGTAGAATGTATGACATTCGCTTGAATCGTTTGAATAGAGTCAAGTTTTGATATCTCTATCGAATCTAATAAAACTAATTTTTTGTAGTCAAGAACTTTGCGCCTTGCTTTTGCGCCTTCAACGAGATAATGATTTGCATTCGAGAGAGTCGATGTATCTATGCAAATCGATTGCGCTTGTAAGTCCACGCAAGTCACGAGAATAAGTGTCAAGATATATCGTGTCATAACTATGAATAGACTTTTTTATGTATTGTTTCTTGATACGAATCTTCTCAATCGTATCGTTTAAGTATTTTATCGTATCTATTCGTATCTCTTCACGCTTCAATGGCTCGTAAGTCATCAAACCATAAATGATACTAAACAGGCACAACGCAAGTATCGCTACTATAAGGTGCTTGTATCGTGAATTGTAGTCCATATCCTGCTACTATATCAGTTTTTGCGTCATAAAAAGGCTCTGCTGTCGAAGAGACAACGAGATTTAAGTTGTCGTCAAAGATTGTCAGTTCAATCATAGCAATCAAATCAATCATGATTTGCGCTGTATCGCTTAAAACTTCAATCGTGTTTGACTCGCTCTCAAATACTCTATCGAAGACTAGCAACGCAAAGCGATAAGTCACAAGTGCTTCTTGAGTAGAAAAGTCAAAGCCATCGGGTACTAGCCACACAAGCGGATAGAATTTGACCTCATCGACTGCTAAATTGTACTCAGCACCACAAGCAAACTTTCCAACCATTTTATGGCTTTCTGCTTGAACTTGGATTTTTGCTATGATTTGGTTTAAAGTCATTCAAGAATTTTTGAAGTTTTGCTTCGTTGTTTTTTTGCCACTTATTTGTGCGTGTCGGGCAAATCGAGCCCCCAATTACATTCGTCATATGAAGATGGTAGATAGATGCCTCCTTGAAAAGATGTGTTCTTTGGTCTAATAGTGTCAAATGTAGAGCCGGGATTCAAGAACAATGGATATGAATTTGTATTTGCTCTCAAATAATCTCTCAATCTGTTAGCGTAGTATTCTGCTTTGTCACGATAGCGACCTTCGATGAGAGTCATCTCTTCTACACTTATCGCTCTAGCGTTATCACTCTCTCTAGATGCTACGCTTTTATTCATCAATTTAAAAGTCATAGGTAGCATCGCTTCTGTCAAAGTATAATACTTTAAGCAAGGCGCAACATATGTGTCTAGAAGCGTTGTATTTAGTTGTGTGAGCGTACTAGCAAATGCTTGAGTCAATAGTTCGTTATACAAGCCACTGCCTATGATATCACGAATATAAATCTCTTGAGACTCTTTGATAGATGTCTTGAGAAGTTTGTCGTCTACATTCTCGTTGACAGGTGTGTTGTCTTTGAGGTATGTAGTCGATATGAAGTATACAAAGTTTGTCATTTCTTGATTCTCCTTACAATTTTAGATGCCCATATGTGACGACAAGAAGGTCTATGCACTGCAGGTGAAGAATCAGGTATTGTGTACCATCCACCTCTGCGCTTCCATACATCAATGCCCAATACAGCCGACATCATATTGATATCTTCTTTTGAATACACACGATTTGACTCTACTACTGACTTACAAAACTCACGAGATGTGTCAATCAAAATGTCACCTTGCGTGTCAGGTCGTTTCTCGTATTGATAGCGAACTAGCAACTCAGTTTGTAGTGTCTTGATTTCGCTTACGCCTTTGTCTGTGATTGCAAGACCGCCCTCGATAGGTTGAATAAAGCCGTTCTTTGTCAAGTTGTCTATCGCTTTAGACACTTTTAACAAGTCAGCGTTGACGATGTTTACAACTTCACCGATAGTGATGCCTTTGTTTTCTTTTAAGATGTTAAGAACTGCGCTTTCAATAGCGTCTGCAAAGTTCATGTCAACTCGCTCGAAGAGAGAAGCGTCTTCACCATATTGTGCAAATACTTCTAAGTCACGCTTATCGTTCCATCCAAAAGGATTGTCTTTACTTAGTGCAACAGGTGTTGCACTTTCTAAAACATCCCCATTTGCAATAGGTGACAAACCTGCAAGTTGTCTCTTCTCGTTGATTGTCATGTTGCTCAATACATTGTTCGCTACAAGAGGACTCAATGAATTGATAGCATCGTTTAAGTTTGATTGAATCTTAATTTGAGAAAGTGCAGGTAGCCCTAATTCTGCTCGTGCTTCTTCGTTTGAGATAAGACCGCGAGTAAATAAGTCAAGATAGTCAAGACCAAGAGGTGGTTTGTTGATGCTCTCTAAAGTCACAGGCACGATGAAAGAGAATAGATAAGTCATTTGCTCATCCATTTTCTCTTGACGAGGCTCTACATACGCTTGTTGGAACATCTCGTATGCTTCTATCAACTCGTTTCGACCGCCAAGCGCACCTTCAACACGCACACCAAACAACATCGGTGAGTTTACTTTGTGACCTACAAATATCTCTTCTTGTACCGTTTCATTTAAGATGTCAAATTGCTTGTCAAAGTCGCTAGGTTGTAAATTAGAGATAATTGACTCACGCTCTTGTGGGTCGTTGTATTGAATAATTAATCCACCTGCATTGTCTGTACCTTGATAGTTCTCTTTAAATCTACGAGCAGTTTGTCTCGCTTCTTCAGGCGTTGGAATTCCTTTAAATAATTGAATATGAGTTTGAGCAGAGAATCCGTTCTTGATTGAGTTCAAATGCCAATTCGCAATCTCAGTGTCAATCTCGATGTACTTCATCGCACCTACATAGTCAGGTAGAGGATATACGCCTTCTCCCGGTCTGTACATCTTGTAGTAGAATAACTGCTTTGACTCTCTAGTACTAGCATTGAAAGGCACATACTCGCAAATCTCTTCTCTACGATTTGCCCAATCTTCGCTATAATAGTAGTTGTGTTCTAGACCGCAACGAACATTCTTAAAAGGTATGTGATACAACTCAGCAATAGCAGTCTTTGACTTGTTCCAAATTACTTCAACTGCAAAGCCATTAAACAACTCTAAGTCGTAAGCGATTTTCTGCTTGACTTCTTCGTATGACTCGTAAGTGTTTATTGATTTAAGTTTTGCTTCTGCTTTTGCTTTGTCTTCTGTCGTAGATGCTTTTACGATAGTGCCTATACCTGCAACGAATGACGCTTTTGCACTGACGATTGCGTTGTGTTTAGGCGACTTTGAAAACAAATCAATCAACAACTCAGGATATAAGTTGTCAGCACCAAAATTGTATATATCTTTCGACTTGTTCTCTGTGAACTTAGGTAGAGTGTTGTCGTGAAAATTGAGTCTTTGAAA